GCCAAAAAGGCGCCACCGCAGAATCTGGATCTGGAAACGCTTATCGGTAAGCCGTGCCAGATCCTTGTCACGCATGCGGAGCGTGATGGCTCTACATACGCAAACGTGCAGGCGGTACTCCCTGCCGGAGCGAATAAAATTAAAGTCGATAAAGACTTCGTCCGGAAATGCAATCGTCCGGGCGCACCGAAACCAGCCGTCGTCGAGTTAGATGCCGACGGAACACCCGTGCCGTTCTGAGCACTTGGCCGGGGTGGGCAATCCCCACCTCGGCCAGAAAGAATACCAATATGGAAATCCTAACTTTGATAGTTCAAATCGTGTTCCCAACCACAGCAGTCGTGCTGGCTCTTATGACCATGCGCTTGCTGAAGGACTGGCAGTAATGGCTGCGTTAATTGCCACAGCAAAGACGGAGTCGTCGCACTATTATTTGGGGTCGGGTGAGTCGTGCCACGGTGATCTGCGATCAGCTCGCAAGGTAGGGGCGTATCCGTCTGTGACCACCATCCTCGGGGCGGCTGGCCCTAGCAAGCAGGGGCTAATGAATTGGAAAGAGGAGCAGGCGATTGCTGCGGCCCTTTCGCTCCCGCGCAACGATGGTGAATCGTTGGCCGATTTTGCCAAGCGGGTAGTATTGGACAGCAGAAAAGAAGTAGAGGCCGCTGCTGCCCGCGGGACTCACATTCATTCCTTGGCTGAAATGATAATCAATCGGCAGGAGCCGGGTGACCTAGTCAAAGGCTACGAGGAGCACTATGCGGGCCTAAAGGAATGGCGGGAGTGCTGTGTGACTAAAGTTCACGCCAGTGAATCCGTGCTAGTGAATGAGGCTGAAGGTTACGCAGGCCGAGTGGATTTGATCGCCCAGATCCACGGCGAGATGGAAGTTATTGATTTTAAGACTAGAAAATTTAAGAAAGACGCAAAGGGTATTTTAAAAGCATCGGGCTATGAAACCGATCTTTTGCAGCTCAGTGCTTATGCGCACGCCTTCACGGACGATGGGATGGCTTGCCGAAACATTCTAATCGATCCAGTCACCGGCCAGTTGCAGGACATCCGCTATACCGCTGAGCAAGTTGCCCAGGCGTTTGAGGCTTTCACGTCCATCTGCAAAGTGTGGCGCTGGCTGAAGAAGTACGACCCGCGTGAGGTAAAGTTGTGATTGAGATCCTGCCCGAACAATCCACCCACGAGCAGTTGCTTAACCGCGTCCGCTCGTTGGCTCGTGAGCTGGCAGAGGCGAAGGCTGCGCTGGCGGCTGCTGAAGGACGTGAGAACGATCTGATCGATCGGATGAGGCTAGGGCTATGAGGACACTGCTTTCAATCCTCGCCCTGCTTGGCTTTACAACCACTAAGCTAAGTAACGCATTAATCGATCTGCGCCCCATCGCAAAGAAAATCGACGTAAAGAAAATCAAAGTTCGCATCACTGGCTACTGGCCCGGTGAGGATGAGTGGTCGAGTCGCTATCAGTCGAGCACAGGCACCAGGTTGCGGGCTGGCCGTCACTGCGCCGTCGATCCAGACATCATTCCGCTGTGGTCAAAGATCCGCGTGATGGGCGGAAAGCGGGAATGGGTGGCCGTCGATACTGGCGCTGCCGTTAAGAGCAAGAAGGCGAGCGGTGGGAAGTTGCCCGTGGTGGACGTGTTTGCTGCGAGCGAAAAGCAGTTTAACGCGATGCGGTTGCCGAAGGTGGCGATGGTGGAGGTGATGAAGTGAGTACCAGAGCCGCCACGTTTGCATCTAAACGAAATCGCGCTGCGGGCCTCGGCGATACGCGGCCGACGTTTCGCCGCCTGGGCGTGATCGCTGGCATGCTGCGCCGGGATCTGACGCTGCCGAGCTGTGCCCGGTTGGGCGTTAAACTCGAATGTAGCTACAAGACCATCCAGCGGGACATTGATCTGCTGCGTGATTTCTTTGGCTATCCGCTGGAATACGATCGCAATAAGTACGTCTACAAACTGGCGGGGCCGCTGCCGAAGGCGGTGCTGTGAGCCTAGCCGATCTGCTCACCATGTTCTCCGCCCGGATCATCGGCACTTACACGCAGGCGCAGTACGCCGACTGTGTGCGAGAGGCCCGTGCTAATCGCCACAGGTGGGGAATGGGGCAGTGGTGAAAATATGTCTGGCTTATGCTTACGGCACAAAGCATTCGTGCCTGTTTGAACAAGGCGATGGATTGTTAAGCGCATTTGAAAAAAAACATGGTTTTGCAATGGTGTGGCCAAGCGACCCAAAAAAAATGCAAGCAATGGGTGTAGGTCTTTTCTGGATGGTTGCTTTTCATCACGCAGTTATCAGGGACAAAGTCGATGCGCAGAGTTTGCATAAAACTATGATGCAAATTCCTGAATTTAGAAATCATTGCGCTTACGACATCCCTTTTATGGAGAAGTACGAAAATTTATGAGCGTAAAGCGTTTAACCTGGCATCTCGCCGTGCTTGAACGCGCGAAGAAGAATTTGTTGAAGAAGCAGTATGATGCAGTGCTCACCCGGCTGGATCTGGCTGTTCTCATGGCCACGGAAATGCTGAAGCAGGCCGAGGGGTATAAGGCCAAGGCGATGGAGGCCAAGAAATGAAGCTGCTTTCAATTTTGTTTTATTACTTAGGAGACCTAGCGAGCCACACGATCGCCAGGTGGAGCTGGGGCGGGTGGCTGTATCAGCGTTTCATGTTGTTGTCCGTCGATTGCGACAAGAACTTTAAAATTTGGAAGGAAGTGAAGCCACGCAAAAAGAGGAGCAAACGCAAATGAAGGATCTAGGCAAAATTACTTTTGGCAAAGCACGCCCTGCTCCGAAGCAGGTTCTAGTCGACGTAACCTATGACGGTAAGACGGCAAAGGCATTGCAGGCATTTGGGCTGAAGCAGTTAAAGAAAGATCAAGAGGCAGTGATTGAGTACGTAATAACTAAAGCTTTGGAAGGGTTGGCTAAAAAATGATTGCACTGCCGCCAGCCACAGAAGCCATTTACCACAACGGAGCGCCAGAGGGGCATCGCAATAATGAGTTGTTTAAAATGGCACTGCAATTCCGTGATCAGGGCTTGTCTCAGTTTGATGCAGAGACGGAGGCCAGGATATGGGGCCATAAGTTCGGACTAACGCAGAAGGAGGTGGTGGCAGTTGTAAAGTCTGCTTATAGCAAACCCCAGCGCGAGGCGTGGAAGCCAAAGGCCAAGTATGGCTATCAGAACGGGACAATCGTTCGCGAGGATTTGCCAGTGCCTCAAATGCCTAAAAGCGTAGAGGCCCAGCCAGTTGAGAAATTCTTAGCCGAGGCTTTTGAGCTAGGAGAAAGCATTAATATCTGTCGATCCATTAAGGATGGCGATCGCGAACGGCCTGACGGTACTGGGGAAACAAGAAAACGCGAGGAGTGGTTAGAGCTTTATAAGGGAGACGGACTGAAAGAGTGGCAGGGATCAGCCGTTGGCGTTTACGTTTCAATTAATCCTAACAATGGAAAGGGGCGCAAGAAAGAGCATGTTACTAAATGGCGTCACGTCCTGATTGAATTTGATGAAAGTACGCTGGATGAGCAGTGGAAAATTATTAAGAAAAGCGGATTGCCTACCACTTGCATCATAAAGAGCGGATCACGAAGTCTGCACGCATGGGTGAAAATTGACGCTGATAACGAAGCTGAATTTACTGAACGTGTTGATTTTATATTTAAGCACTTAGAGCACAGTAAGGTTGATTCATCGACAAAGGACGCGGGGAGGTTGTCTCGGTTGCCCGGTGCTATGAGGACGGCCACAGGTAATCAGCAAGAGCTAGTAGAATGTGGCACACCATCGATCTCATTCTTGCAATGGAAAGAACGCATTTTATTTGGCGATATTCCAGATCCGTACAAGTGGGACGATTTGCTTAATTTTAAGGAAACTGAAGATCCTACCCAGCTACTAGGTAAACGCTGGATATGCCGTGGCGGCTCGGCGTTGTGGGTAGGCAGCAGTGGCCTCGGAAAGAGCGTGCTGTGTATGCAGGCCGCTATCACCTGGGCGATCGCTGAGTCTTTCTTTGGGATCAACCCACATGGCAACGGGCTTAAGTCGCTAATCATTCAGGCCGAGAACGACGAGGGCGACGTGGCCGAATCGATCCAAGGCGTGTTTAAGGCGATGAACCTTACAGAAAAGCAGAAGGCGTTAGTGATGGCTAATGTGACCATCGTTAGAGATTGCACATCTACCGGCGAGAAGTTTGTGGATCGCGTGCGTCGTTTAGTCGAAAAGCATAAGCCTGACTTAGTCTGGATCGATCCATTGCTGGCGTTCATCGGTGGCGACCTATCGAGTCAGGAGACGGCAAGTGCGTTCCTTCGTAATATGCTTAACCCGCTGTCTTTGTCGGCTGGGTTTGCGTGGATGCTAATCCATCACACCCCGAAGCCAGTACGAGAAGGCAACGGATACCAAGGCGCAGACAAGGCGTATAGCGGTTTTGGCTCAAGTGAGCTGACTAATTGGGCGCGGAGCGTATTAACCCTTGCGCCTTGTGGCGACGATGCCGAAGGAAAGCGGATCTATAGGCTTGAGGTAACGAAGCGCGGTAAACGGTCTAATCTTAATTCTAAAGGCATTATAGCGCAAAATGCGGTACAGCCTCACGCCAACCTACGCCATAGCGATGTGGGGCTGGCGTGGATTGCTGCTGATGAACCAGAACGCAAGACGGCTGGCAGGCCGGAGATTGTGGTTAATTTTGAGGATTACAAAAAGGCCATATCTAAAGGAATTAGTGCTGGCGATTTGCAAAGCTATATCCGCAATAAATCTAAGGTTGGGCATACAAAAAGCCGCGACTTGACGGCGGCTTGGGAGCAAGAGGGTCTGATTAAAAATACAGGCACTGAAAAGGCTAAAAAATACGTACTAAATGAGGATCAAAAATGAGGCTAAAAACCCTATCACCACTTATTCATGTTCTATCACCGTTAATTGGTAGAACTCCTATTGATGGATATCCCCCCTTTAAGGGGATATCCATTGATAGGGTTCGTAGTTTCCATCCATTGACCATCGATAGGGGCGATTTCCGTTCATTATGATGGATCAAGAAATGATCGAAAAGATGCCGGGGAAAAACA